TCGAAAAAATCGGCTTCGGTCAGCGCATTTTACGCCCAGCAGAAGAAGGCAAAGCGCTTGATGCAAAAGACCGTGTTGTCCCAGCGACAAGCACTGTTCAGCTCAATGCAAAAGAAGTCATTGCTGAGATTCATATGACGTACGACAGCATTGAAAACAACATTGAAAAAGACGGGATTCAGCAAACCATTATGCAAATGCTGGCGGAACGAGCGGCAGTCGATATTGAAGAACTGATCGTCAACGGTGATACAACATCACAAGATCCATTTTTAGCTCAAATGGATGGCGTACGAAAACAGGCAGTTTCTCATATTGTCGATGCGAATGGAGCGGAAATTAGCCGTCAAATGTTCAAACAAGGCTATAAAGCGATGCCGTCAAAATATTTACGTGTACCTCAGGATTTCCGTTTTTATACATCCCCAAGTTTAGAGGTCGAGTGGAAAGACCAAGTAGCAAACCGTCAGACAGGTCTCGGAGATGCGGCGATTCAAGGCGGCCTTTCTTCTGCATTCGGTGTTCCGGTCAAAGGTCTTGCCAATATGCAGCCATATGATGAAGCAGGAACAGATGTATCAGATATTTTACTGACACATCCGAAAAACATTATCGTAGGGTTTTCTCGCAATATTCGCATTGAAGTAGAAAAAGATATTCGCAGCCGTAAGTTTATCATTGTTCTGACAGCGAAGCTCGACAGCAAATTTGAGGAAGAGGATGCTGTAGCCAAAGTCATGAAAGTGAAAGAGTAGGTGACAGCAGGCTATGATCATTTCTGCTGAGGAACTACAAGCCTATTCTGTATTTGATCGCGTGAAAAATCGTTCTGTAGAGAGACTAGCGGCAGATATTATTGAAGCAGAAGCAGCGGTATTTCAAATGGTCGGGCACGATTTTACGCATGAAAAATATCAGCCCATTCCTGAAAAAGCAAGGATCGCCTTATTAAAAATGGCCCAGTATTTTGCCATGCTGAATGATGATGAATCCATGATGAAAGGCTTGACTTCAGAAAAAATGGGTGATTATTCATATGCAAAGGCAGCGGACAAAGTGAAAGGCAGACCTTATGTGTATGCCCTTCTTGTTGATTATATTGAACCGTCATTAACTGGCGGCAGCGCCAATTTAAAGGTGAGATCATTATGAGCTATGATTCTCTATTAACGGATCGCTGTGATCTTTTTCACTTAGAGAATGAGGGGGCAGTCCGTGGCAAATTTGGTATACCAGCAGGGGATCTGCAAACGGACCTCACTTATCCTGATACACCAAGTATGAGAGATGTGGCTTGCTATGTTGTAGAAAAAAGCCAGTCACTCGTGCAAGAAGAACCGAATACAGTTATCTATCAGTCCTATCTCGTCCATTTCCCTTTAGCAAGCGACATTCGCTTGCATGACAAAATGGTGTGGAACGGCATCTCACTCAAGTTGCAGCAGCCAAAAAGAGTGAAAAATCATCACATGGAAGTGATGGCCGTCAGAAAGGAAAACTTATGAAAATTGATGGACTTGACCGGCTGCTATCCCAGCTCCAACAGGCAAATAGTATCGGCTTAACGGCGCAATATCAAGAGTGGTTACAGGAAATGGGCTTACAGTTTTTAGACATCATTCAAGATGAAATCATCAAAGAAAAGGCTGTTGATACAGGCCGTCTCCTCAATTCCTTTCAAAAAGGTGACAAGGAGAATTACTTTCTCACTTCCCGAGGCGGGCTCACGCTAGAAGTGGGGACACAGCTTGATTATGCCTCTTACGTGAACGATGGACATGCCATTTCTTCAAATGGAGAACGAAGATGGGTGCCTGGCAGATGGAACGGCAGCCGCTTTGAATATGATCCGAACGCCAGTACTGGCATGATGCTTTCATCTCAATGGATTGAAGGAAATGGGTACTGGGATCATGCCGTCATGCTCTATGAACAAATGTTTGAACACTCGCTAGATCGAAAGCTTCAAAGCTGGATCGATCGACATTTTGGGAGGTGATGGAATGAATCAAGAAGTCGGGGCAATCATGCATTATATATACACACGCTT